GGGTCGCGTGCCCATCCGCTAAATAGCGCAACGGGGATATCGGGCATGGGCATTCCCGAGAAATGGTCCATAGCAACGGAAGTCGGAGGCAACAATGGCTGAACGTACCGGCGGCGTGCGGGGCCGACCGCCGAAACCGACTGCACTGAAGGTACTTCACGGCGACTTCAAACATGACCCTGGGCGCCGTAATTCGAAAGAGCCGGTCATCACGGCGCAGGACGTAAAGGCCCCGGCCACATTGTCTCCGGCGGCTCGCGAGGCGTGGGATTACCTGCACCCAATTCTGACCCGAGCCCGATTGTTCACGCCGGCCGACCTGCATTTGTTGGCGGAGTTCTGCGAAGCGGTCACCATTGTTCGATTGGCCCGGATCGAGATTATCAAGCAGGCCACCGGACAATTGATTGTCGCACCTGGGGCATCCAGCCCCTATAACTCGTATTCGAAAGCAATCCTGGTGATGACCAATCTCGCCGGTCGTCTCGGGTTGTCGCCTGCCGACCGGACGCGGATCCAGGTCGACGTCCCGCAGTCGAACCCCGATGACCTGATCAGCGGGGCGGGCTGAGCGCCGTTCTGCCGATCGGCGAGGCGCTCCCGGCGTGAGGAGGCTCCCATGGCCGGCCTGGTCGTTCCAGCGCGTGAGGAGGCGGTGATCCGGTGACCCTGCCAGGTACCTACGCGCTGGCGCTCTACCGGGGCGATAGCTACGCATGGCTCTTCCGGCTCTGGACCGATCCGGGGAAGACCGATCCGGCCGACCTGACCGGCGTTCAGGCGAAAGCGGAGGTTCGGGACAATCCGGGCGGATCCGCCATCATGGAATTGGTCTGCACGATCGAGGCGCCGAATATTGTGCACGTCGATCTGCCGGCCGACTCCTGGACGGCCTGGCCGCTGCTCAAAGGTGTGTGGGATCTCCAGTTGACCTATCCGACCGGCGAGGTCGTGACGATCGTCAGCGGCCCCGTATCGGTGACCGCCGATGTCACCGATTCGCCGACGGCAGCGGTGGCCGGCTATCGACAATTGGTACGCCGATGACGATCGTTGAGGTTGAATCCGGCTCGCATGCCTTCACCGTCGATGTCGAGGTTCGGGCGATCACCGTGGAGGCGGACGCGCAAAGTCCGCTACCGGGACCGCAGGGGCCGAAAGGTGATATCGGTCCCGAAGGTCCGGCCGGCGCAACTGGTCCCACCGGACCGCAGGGCGCCACCGGCCCGGAGGGTCCTCAGGGTGCCACTGGCGCACAAGGTCCCATCGGTCCGACCGGTCCCTCCGGCGGAGTGCCACCCGGCGGGCCGATCTACTACGCGCTGACGAAGAAAACCGCGACCGATTACGACACGCAATGGGCGACGATCAATAAGGCCTGGGTCGGTCTCGGCAGCGTCGATAATACGTCGGATATCACCAAGCCGGTCTCCGATCCGACGAAGGCATGGGTGCTGTCGCGCAGTGGGAACCTGGTCACCAATGGCAACGGCTATCTCGGCGACCTCACCAACTTCAGCGGATTCTATTTCACCAAGAGCGATCGGCCGGTCGGCGCGCCCGGTGCATTCACGACCAAGGGCGTGAATGTCTCCTATGCGTGCGACGAATACATTTCATGCGATCCGGCCCGAACCTATGACATGACGTTTGCGGCGAAGCAGATCGTCAATCCGGACGGTCTGCGCAAAACCTACTCATTCATCAGTCCGTTTGACGCGGAGAAGTTGTCGATCCAGCCATACCACTACATGGAGATCGCCAACACGCGGACCACGCTGGCGGCTCCGCTCAATCCGGGCGATCTCACGGTTACCCTCACGAGTTCGGCGAACTGGTCGCAAACGAACGTCAATAACAAGCGCATTATCTTCTGGAATTACGTCGATGGCAACGGGTTCGCCTGGGCGCCTGGTACCTATTCCCGTAACGTCAGTGCGTCGGACCTGTGGGCGGATAATGCCATCGTCGGCAATGTGATCACGTTGCGGACATCATGGGCGGGCCCGGCGTATCCGGCCGGAACGGCTGTCGGTAATGGGGCCAACGGCGCGAACTATATGTATGGCCTCCAGTCGACGGTGATCCCCGGCGTGTGGACCGACTTTGGGCCATATCGTTACAGCGGCATTCACACGGCGCTTGCGAACGCGGCGACCTATGCATTCCCGATGGGCACGGCGTTTATCAAGATCGGGTTCCTGCTGAATTACAATGGGCCGACATCGGATGCGTTGGCGGCGGTCAGCAACATCTCATTGGTGCCGGTACCCGGACCGAGGATCAAAGTCGGCACGAGCGGGCCGCCGAATCCGTTGGTCAATGACGTCTGGATCGATACGACATGAGCGCGGTCAAGGTTTGGACTGGCACGGCATGGGTGGTGAAACCGGTTAAGATATGGACCGGTTCGGCATGGGTGGCCAAGCCGGTCAAGGTTTGGGATGGCACCCAGTGGAAGTGACCGGAGGTCGCCATGGCCTCCAAGTTCGACCCGGAGAAACGGTGGCGTCCCCGCGACCGTAAAGGCCCGACCTGCGGATATCGGTTCCGGGGAACGACATGCCAGCGGCGAGGCGCCCATTACTGCGTGCCCCGCGCCGATCATGTGGTCTCGTTCTTCGCCGAACTCCTGGTGCATACCAGGGGTGTTCATGTTCGGAAGGCGTTCGTCCTGGACGGCTGGCAGGAGAACGAGATCGTCCGCCCGCTGTTCGGCGAGGTGATCTGGTCGACCGAATATCATCGGTACGTCCGGCGGTATCGGATCGGCCATATCGTGGTCGCCCGGAAGAACGGCAAGTCCGAACTCGCTGCCGGGATCCAGCTCTACATGTTGATCTCCGATGACGAGGAGGCAGCGGAGGTCTACTCGGCGGCCAAGGACACGAAACAGGCCGGCAAGGTGTTTGATCCAGCGGCCCGAATGGTGCAACTCTCCCCGCGACTCTCCCGAATCGTGAAACTCTTCCGGAATGCCCGCCGATTGGTGGTCGAATCAACGGCCAGCATCTACGAGGTCCTGACCGCCGATGCTGCCGGTGAACTCGGCCACAATCCGCATGCATTCAACCTGGATGAGGTCCTCGCACAGCCGAATGGGACGCTATGGGAGGCCATGACCACGGCGGTCGGCGCGCGGGCGCAGGAACTCCTCTACACGACCACCACCGAGACCAATGACTCCGCCTCGTTCGGCGCCTCGATGATCGAGGAGGCTGAACGGATCCAGGAACGACCGGAACGCGCGCCCCATGTCTTCGCCTTCGTCCGGAAGTTGCCGGCCACCACGGAGGCGCTGGAGCGGCTCCGGCGGCTGTTCCCCGGCCATCCTGATCTGCCGGTATCCACCGATCCGTTCGATGAGCGGAACTGGAAGTGGCCGAACCCGGCCCTCGACACGTTCAAGTCGCGCGAGGCCATGCGACGGCAGGCCATCGATGCCAGGGAGAACGCCGAGAAAGAGAACGGTTTCCGCCAGTTCCAGGTGAACCAGCGGGTCCAACAGGTCACCCGATACATACAGATGGATCTGTGGGATGGCAATACCGGTGATCTCCTCCTCAGCCCCGACTGGCAGATCGAAACGTTCCTCGGCCAGCGTTGTTGGGCGGGCCTCGACCTATCCAGCAAGTTGGACATGACGGCCTGGTGCCTCCAGTTCGAGGACGGCCGGATCCGCTGGCGGTTCTGGATCCCGGAGTCCGTGGTGCCGACGCTGTCCGAGTCCACCGATGGCCGATTCGAGGAATGGTGCCGGGCCGGCTGGATCTCGACCACCGATGGCGACACGATCGACTATGACCAGGTCATGGCCGATATCGCCACCGATACGGAGCGTTTCGGAATCGTCCGATGCGTCTATGACAAGTGGTCGGGAGAGCCGATCCGGCAGCGGTTGGAGGCGGAGACCGGCCTCGACATGATCGAGTCCGGCACCACCTATACACAGATGACCGCGCCGATGAACGAGGCCATGCGACTCCTCAACGCGCGCAAGGTCCGCCATGGCGGCAATCCGGTCGCCCGCTGGATGGCCGATAACGTCGAGGCGAAGCGTCCGCGCGATGACCCGGATCGGATCCGGCCGGTCAAGCCCGATCGGTCGGCGTCGGGCAAGCGGATCGATGGGATGCCCGCCTGGTTCTTCGCTCTCGACGGTTGGCTGATGTCCAAACCCGAACCGGTTTCCGCATACGAGGATCCGCAAGCCCGAATCTGGGGGTGACCATGGGCGCCTTCCGCGACTGGTGGTTTGGAACCAAGTCCACTCCTAACCTCCCTGCCAATATCCCGACCGCGCCGGTAGCCTACGAGACGATCAATCCGAATCCGCTGGTCGTGATCACCTCGATGGGCCAAGAGGTCCGGATCGATATTGATTGGCTCCGGCAGGCGGATCCCGGTACCCTGTATCGGTCTCAGCCCTACCTCCGCGCGGTGATTAGTTTCCTGGGCCGGAATATCGCGCAACTGGGACTCGGAGTTTACATCCGACAGGGCGATGACGAAAGGGCGAAGGCGAGCGATTCGGTTGCCGCGCAACTGCTTCGCTCGCCTAACCCTTACATGACGCGCTATGAATTGTTCGATGCGCTGGTCTGTGACCTGGCCCTATGGGATCGAGGCTATTGGTGGGTTCGGCGGGACTCGAAACGGCCGACCGGCTGGCGAATCGATCCGCTGCCGTCCGCCTGGGTGGCGGAACCGCATGGTGGGGACGCTATCTCCCCGGAATACTGGTATGTCAGCCAGCCCGGCAAGTCGACCCTCCGGGTGCCGGCCAAGGAGATCGTCTACTTCCATGGCTGGAACCCCGAGACCTTGATCCTCGGCGTGGCGCCGACCGAGACCCTGAAGGCCATCCTCGCCGAACAGATTGCCGCAGTGGTCTATCGAGGCCAGCGGTGGGAGCGCGGGGCGCGCGTCGGGACGGTGATCACCCGGCCGGTCGATGCGCCGAAGTGGTCGGAGACGGCCGAAACCCGGTTCCGGACCGAGTGGAATGAGCGCTACACCGGCCGGAACGGCATGGATGCCGGAGGCACGCCGATCCTTCAGGACGGCATGAGTCTGTCCCGGATCGGATTCAGCGCGGTCGAGGATGAGTTTGTCGAGGCCAGCAAGTTGGCCCTGACAACCGTTGCGTCCGTCTACCATGTGAATCCGACAATGCTCGGATTGCTGGACAATGCGAATTACAGCAACGTCCGGGAATTCCGGCGGATGCTCTACGGCGACACCCTCGGTCCATGGCTGGCCATGCTGGAGGGGCGGATGAATAACTTCCTCCTCCCGATGATCGGCGAACCGGCGGATGAATACGTCGAGTTCAATATCAACGAGAAACTTCAGGGATCGTTCGAGGAACAGGCGCAGGTCGCCTCGATGGCGGTCGGCGGGCCGTACATGACCAGGAACGAATACCGTGCGCGGCAGAACCTTCCGCCGATCGAGGGCGGCGATGAGCTGATCGTGCCGATGAACGTCACGGAGGGTGGCCAGCCATCACCGCAGACGCCGCTATCGGCGCCTCCGCCGATCCGGCTGGAGGGATCACCCCGGACCATGGTCGATCGGCCGGCAGAGCGCGTCTCAACGGCCGTCATGTCGAAGTATCGGGCAACCGATCGGCAGATCGAGGCCACGAGGCGGACGCTGGCCGGGTTCTACCAGCATCAGTCCGAGGTCGTCCTCACCGCGCTGAACAACAAGTCCGATGAGCCCTGGTGGAATGCCGATCGCTGGAATCGGGAGTTGACCGATGACCTGATGAAGGTATCGGCCGGCGTCGTCGATCAACTCGGGATCACCGATTCCA